GACGAGTTCGTTGGCCTGCTGAATGACTGCCCGGCCGGAGAACTTGTCGACCATGTTGTTCAACTTCGTCTGCACGGTGTCCGCACCCTTCCCGAAGTCCGCCAGTGCCACGTCGGCGGCATTGATGGCAGATAGGAAGGTGGAGAAATCCGCGACGAAATTGGCGTTGACGCCCATCTACTCGGCCTCTGGCTGCTGCTCGATTAAGAACGCGACGAGCACATCGAATTCGTTGCGGGACAACGCGCGAACCTGAGCGAGTGACCAGTGCATGCGCTGGCAGATCACGAACTGATGTTCTAGGCGCTCACGAAATCCGGGTCTTTTTTTTCCTCTTCTCGCGCGTCTTCTATCGCCTGCTGGTGCTTGTCGAGGGCTTCACGGATGGCACGCGCGACCGAGGGCCGCAGCTGGGTGATGGCGTCACGGGTCACCGGCACCGGCCTGCCACCGGGATCAACGAAGGACCACGCGACGATAAAGGCTTCCATGCGACACCGCCCGATGCGCGTGGTGTCGAGCACCGGCACCTCGTTCGGGCCGAACTGGCGGCGCATGTTCGCGTACATGTCCTCTTCTTCGCCGTAGGTCAGCTCGCGCTTCACCTCGATCCACTGGTGGTTCGGCAGCGGAATCTTCACGAGTGCTGGTTCCACGAATGCGCTATACATGCATGCCCTTTGCTGCTTGCGGTTCCCCGAGCCGAGCCGTCAGCGTGTGGTCGGCGTACTTGGTGATCTCCACGATGGGCCAGCGCCATTCGCCGTGCGTGACGGTGACGACGAACGTGAGCGCCGTCTGTCGCATCGCGTAGTCATTCGCGTGAGAGATAGACGCCCGCAACCAGAGCGTGAGTTTCGGATCGCGGTCTACGATGAAGGCATGCACGTCAGCGACGGGGATGCGGCCGTGCCAGTCAATGCGACCGCGCACTCCTGTCGCCAACGTCCCGGCCTTCTTCGCTCGGTAGTGCCGCATCGCGTTTACGGTCCGACCGGCTCGCGCGTCCAGCCCGCTGCCGCCACGAAGTTGCCGCTCACGCTGATGGCTCCGGTGGCTTTCACGTCAACGGCGGCATCCAACCAGGCAAGCCCCTTCCAGAGGAAGGTCGGGAACAACGTCGAAGGCGTGAGCTGCAATGCCGCCGCGACATCGCCCAGCGCCACGTCGAACATGTTCATTTCGTCCGTGTCGAACCAGCCGCCCAGTGTGCCCTTGATATCAGGCAACCCTTGAACGTAGACCTTGTTCGGATCACCGAACGCCGTTACGTCGGCCTTATCGCGGGCCATGTTCAGCGTCCATGCATTCATGCTGGCGAGTGCAACCGCTGCCGTGCCGCCGGTCGGGTCGAGCGAAATCTCGCCTTTTGATCCATACATGCGATTCACAATGCACCTACCTTTGTCGGGTTACCCTTCCGTCGTCGGCACGACGTTGATCTCGTATTGCCCGCCCCAGTGTTGCCAGCGTTGCGTCTTGTCCACATCCGGCTCGCTGTATCGACGGTCACCGATCCGCACACAGCGCAGCACGAGATAGCCGGTCGGCGTCAGCGGGCCGGAGTGCATGAGCGCATCGATCTGCGTGGCAGCGGCCCGCGCATCCGTTGCGCTCGTGCTGAAAATCACCGCCTTAATCAAGTACTCGTACCGCTCGAAGCCTTTTTTCCCGTCGAAGATGTAGTCGTCTTCGTGGTCCGGTCGGGAGATGAGGACGAAGCGCGTGCGTCCCTGTGGCGCCGCATCGAAATACACGCCATCTGGCAGCAGGCCCTTCAACGTGGCATCGTTCTGCAGCAACCCAATCACGGCCGAATCCACTGCGCCGCTGTCCATCGCGTCAGGTCTCCGTCACCATGAAGCCCGCACGCCGCACCAGCTCCACCAGGGCGGCATGCATCGCCGCGCGTTCCCGTTTCGCGATGCCAATCAGCCCGCGTTCTGGATGCGCCGGTTCAGCGCCACGATTCCAACCCTGCTGCGTGTGCCGGTTCTGCGTCCCGAATTCCCACCACACCGCTTCGTCCGTGTCGCTCTCCACCACGAAATGCGCCTGATACTGCACGCTGCGATCTGTGACGCTGACGCCATCGCGCATCGGGCCGCTCGGGTATGCCGCCTTGACCTGTGACGCCGTGTTGTTCGCGGCGGTCAGCACGATCACGATGGCGTCGTTGGTCAGCTCGTCGGGCATATCGCGCAATGCCTTCCGCAGCTCGTCCAGTCCATCGAGGAACACGTTGACCGGCATCTAGGCAGCTCCGGCCCCGACGCCTGCGCTCTGCACGCTGGTCCCCGGTGCGCCCCCGCTCACCCGCTCTTCGCAGATGATTTCGAGGCGGATGTTCTTCTCGTCCACGTTCCGCACCGCTTGCACGGCGAAGAATCGGCCCTGATAGGTCACCCGTGTCTGCGTGGTCACGCCGGGCACGAACGGCACGACCACCAGATAGGGCAACAGGGCCGTTACGGTGCCTGCCACCACCTGCCGCAGTTCGGCAGCGGATGCCGGGGACACGCGGCCCCACAACGTGGCGACCAGATCCCACCCTTCTGTAAATCCCCCGTTGCCATCCGGCACCGAGGCGCCGGGATTTTCGAGCACGACTTTGTGCCCCCGTTCGGCAATGGACAGCGGGACCGTCGCCATAGCTCACACCACCACTTCGAGTCGCAAGGCGTTCACCATCTCGGCATACCCGCCCGGCATCACTTCCATGCGGTCACCAATCACGACGCGATCTCGGCCTGCCGTGATGTAGTGCGACGCCAACAGGCCGACGCAAAAGCGGAAGGACTCCGGCAGCGTGCCGGATGCAAATCCTGCGGTCACCACGAGTCCGAGTGGTTGCATCGGTAACGGCGCGGGCAATCCAGCAAATGCATCGGACAGGAACGCCAGTCGCGCGGGTGATGACACGCGATCCAGTTGCGCGATCACGTCGGGCCCGAGGTCAGTGGACCCGCCATCGGCATCCATGTAGATCACGCTCGTCACGTCCTGACACGGTGGCATCGGAATCAGGTACACGCCGTTGTCGATGCGGTCATACGAGACCGCCAGCGTCTGCGTCGACAGGGCATACCCGGTGTCGCGCTCCACTTGGCGACAGGCTGCCGAAATGAAACTGGTGTACAGCTCGTCGCTCTCTTCATCGCCCGCGAGCACACGCGCCCGTTCTTTCAGCTGGGCAATCGTCAGCACCTCGGTGTCGTCTGGTGGTGTGACGACAGACACGGCCCAGTGCCCGCCGACCGGGATGCGCGTGCTGGTCAGGCGCGAGGCAAGGCTGCTGCTGCTCCATCCACCGGCAGGCCACATCACCGTTGTTTTCTCCTGCGCTTGTACGTCGCCGTGGTGAAGGGCTCCGAGACGGTCCGTTCGGCCGGCGCAGCCGCTTCTGTGCTCCGCATCCAGCCCGGCCGGCGAAACACAATGGTCGTGTCCTGCGTGGGCTGCACGCGACTGGTGATGGTGCTCGGTGCCGTACAGGTCGTGTGCGGGGCATCGTCCACCGGACACGGACCCGGATCGTGTCGCCAGCGATCAAACACGCGCGGTACCCGTCCTCTCCGAAATGACCACGCGAGGCATGCACGGTGCTACCTCGCGTGGTCGTGGGTGCTAGACGCCGGTCACGGTGCCGAACGCCGAGGGACGGTAGACGGCCAACGCCAGCCGCTCTTCCGCACGAATCGCGACCAGGTTCTTGATGAAGAAATCCTGATGCGAATTGCTGGCTTCCACGCGGATGCCGCCGCGACGGAAGATTTGTGCGCCGGTCTTGAACGCACCGACGAGTGCGGTGTTCATCACCATCACGGGCGTGACAGCAACGGGCAGGCCCCAGAGCGTGGGGTTCGTGGGTCCGGTGAACGGTCCGCCGCCGAGGTATTCCCCGGTCGAGGTCTTCAGCGTGGCCACCTGCGCCCAATCGGCCGTATTCATCACGATGCCATCGGGCATCAGGAAGGACGACCACGCCAGCGCCATCATCTGCTGGAAGATCGCGTCCGCCACGGTGGCAGGCGCCACGCCAACAGCCACCGGAGCACCGAGACCCGGTGTCGCCAGCACGCCGAGCAGGTTGGGCGCCACGCCCGACCCGTTAATCAGCTGGTCATCCTCCACCAGCTGCACGCCGAGACGCAGCCGCGCGTCGATGTAGCTGGCGATCTGCGCCTGATCCTCCAGCATTTCTTCGGTCACCGGGAGCCAGTGCGCGATCTTCCGGACAGGCTCGGCCACCGACTCGAAGGTGATCGCGGACTCCGGTTTCGCCGCGCCTTCCGCCACCGCTGCCGCCGCATTGGTGAAGGTCTTCTCGCGCATGAACACGACCGAGTTCGAGGTCGCTGTGCCGGGCGCGAACAGATCCGCCACCACCAGCGGACGAGTCGGCAACGGCAGAATGCCCGGCAGATACTGCGGGACCAGCAGCGCCCCACCGGATGCCGGGTCTTCTGTCAGCGTGGTCGCGTGCATGCGGTCGAACAGCTCGACGCTCGGGGACCGCCATGCGGACTGCACCCGGTGCTGCCCTTTGCGGAAGAATTCGTATTCCGCTGACTGCACGAACTGCTGGCCAACCGTCAGCCGCTGATTGCGTCCCGGATGACCCGCGAGTGGCGTCAGCCCTTCCCCGTGCGTCAGGCGTTGAATCGCCATCAGCTGTTCGCCATCACTCATCGCCCGCGCGAGCTGGGCTTTGATGCCTTCGGCCTCGTCCACGAGGGCCTTCACGGCCGCGCGTTCCTCATCGGTCGTCGCCCGGTTTTCCTTCTCGGCCGTCAGGGCTGTCTTTTCAAACAGCGACAACGCTGCCGCCTGCTTCTTCCGCAGATCGTCCTGTAGTACCGCGATATTCATGGTCCCTGTTCCTGTTCGCGTGTTCAGCTCACGGCCAGCGTGAGCAATTGCCGCTCGACACTCGCCCGCCATGTCCGTTCGGCGCGTGTCGCTTCGTCCACCTCAAAAGGCGTCTGCGAAGCGGGCACGTCAGCGCGGACCAGCGCGGGTTGCGCTGTGGCCGGTGAGGTCAACCGGGTCAACGTGTCATCGAACGTGGCAATGCGGTCCACCATGCCGAGGGCCAGCGCATCGTCGGCCTGCACGGCACGCCCTTCGCCGAATCCGGCACGGACCGCTGAGGCCGAGACGCCGCGTCCATGGGCAACGGCGTTGATGAACTTGGTGTACGGAACTTCCAGCTCCGCCAGCCAGCGCGTCTTCGTCTCGTCCGTCAGTGGCTCCGTTTCATTGCCATCGACCTTGTATTTCCCTTTCGAGATGTAGGTCCGCTTGACGCCTTTGTCGGCCAGCGCCTTCGACAGGTCGTCATGGATGCTGTAGACACCAATCGCGCCGACGACACCCGAGGGCGCCGCCACAATTTCCGTCGCGCAGGCGCCGATCCAGTACGCGGCCGAGCACATGCGGTAGTTGACCTGTGAGATCACCGGCTTGATCGCGCGGGCCTTCATCACCTCGTGCGCGAATTCGTCGGCGCCCTGCACGTTGCCACCTGGCGAATCCCAATCGAGCACGATGGCGCTGATGTCCTTCGTGTTGACGGCTTCTCGCAGCAGCGCCGTGGACTGCTGATAGGTGGTGCCGCCGCTGATCTCCGAAAACATGTTCATCTTCGGCGCCATCACGCCGTACATCGGGATCACGCCGATGCCTTTGGGCACGACCTGTTCGTGTCGCTTCTGCTGGGCCAACGCCATTACATCCGGGTGCGTGTCATCGCCGGCCAACCGCCGCGACAGGATGGCCACCACGACCGCGAGCATTTCCGGTTCGAGCGCCCACGGATTCGTGACGGCGTAGGCCGCGAGGTGGTCGTAGTTGTGCAGCTGCTTACTCATACAAGCGTGCCTCTCTGTCTGCGCTGAAGGCGTTGTCGGAGTCCATCAGGCGATCTCGCGTGTCGGCATTGATGCGGCCGGCCAGCGTCAAGGCTTCCTGTGCGGCAGCCGCTTCGGTGTATCCGGCTGCGAGGTAGACCGGCGTCAGGTCCCGTGCAAGTTCGCGATCCCAGCGTTCCTGATCGAACGCGGCGGCTCGTTGCACCGGGTCTGTCGTCGCTTCGAGAATCTTTTGCTGGCGAGTCCACGACGCCCGGATGACGGCAGCAGTCGCGGCGGCGGGCACAGCGGGCGGCTCGAGATTTGGGTCGGGCGTCTGCGTGCTGCCGCTGGTGGTGTTGAGCGGGGCGCTCAGTTCGTCCGCGCTCGGGTCATACTTCATCGACGGCAGGTTCAGCCGGGCCCGCCCTTCGTTGGCGGTCATGATGGGGCGCCCGACCAAGGTCTGCAGGGCGCCCGCCTGTTCCTCGAAACTCCCGGCCAGCTTCGCCGCGATGTTGAATTCGAAGTACACCCGCTCCTGATCGCTCGATTCCGGCAGCAGCTGCCGCTCGAATTCCGAGACCAGATATTCCAACCAGGGGCCGAGCGAATCCTGATACAGCTGCTTGTGTTGTTCCTTGACGTTGCTGTAGGTGGCGTAATCGAGGATGCCGACCATCGGCAGCGGCACGTGATACGCGCGGGCGACTTCTTCGCGCGTCAGCTTGCGCGAGGCGACGTACTCGGAATCTTTGGCCGAGTAGGAAACTTCTTTGAAGGTCATCCCGTCTTCGAGGACGGCCGTTTGTCCGGCATTGCCTGCACCTGTGAAGCGCAGCTGCCACTGCTCGCGGAACGACTGCTTCTGTTCCGGTGACCACTTCGGGGCGGTCGGTGGCCGCTCGATGACGCCTTCCAGCCGGGCGGAATTGCCCCAGAAGGATGCGCGATAGTCTTCCGCTGCCGATTCTTCGGCCAGTGTCTGCCGCAGGGTTTCGATGGGCGAGATGCCCATGATCGGGCTCGTGGGTGAGTAGTTCCCGAAGTAGACCATCTCGGACGGCTCGACCCGCCACACGCGCGTGTCGGGCGCCGTCCAGACGAAGTACTCGATCAGCAGATACCCGACCGCGTACACGCGCTCCGGTGGAATCCGCACGAGGCCCATGAGTCGGCCGTTGCCGTCTCGGACCTTCAGCCAGTACGCGGCGTAGTAGATCCCGAGGTCTTTCATCAACGCTTCGATGAGCCGGTACTGCGTGAACTGGGGATTCGGTTTACTGATCCAGCGGATCACGTCGTGGTCGATGAGCCGTTCCCGGTCGGTGTCACTGACACGCCGGAAGCCCTGCAGCCCGAGCTGCGCCACATTGCGGGCGAGAAAATCAATCACCGTCCGCAGGTTGGGCTGACTCTCGTACATGCGGGCATACAGCGAGATGCCGCCGTACGTGTAGATGGTGGACGGGTAGTACGGGGCGGTCTGCACCGGGGGCGGCATGCCGCTGCTATTGCCACCGGCTGCATCGAATCGGGTGAGCGATCCGAAGGACTGCACAATCACGGGAACACCTGCAGGAACGCCACGTTGTTGCGGTGGATCACCACGTCGCCATCAACGGCCAATGGCGCGGCGCTCGGTTTGATCACGCTGACATCTCGCAGCACGAGCCACGGTCCCCGGCTTTGCCACAACACGCCACGCAGGGCGCTGTCACGGTCGCTGACCAGGTTGACGAGCACGCTGCGGAGCAAACAGGGCGGACGCCACCAGAACACCGACGACCAGCGTCGGTGCAATCAGGCAGGCTGTCGAGTTTTCAGGTGAGAACTATTCGTCGGTGGCGTCGTCGTCAGCGCGGAGTCGTTGCCGCAACATGTCCGCCACGCTGACATGCTGTTGCTGCGCTTGCTTGCAGATGCGGTCGTACACGTTGGCGGGCAAGCTGGTCGTGACGGACACAGATGGATAGCGGATGTCGAGCGGAGGTCGGCCCATGCGTCGTGCGGGGCGCTCGCTCATTTTCTGGACGCAGAGATCATATCGTGCTCGTCAAGGGGATTTACCAGCAGATCGGGCCGTGACTGGGCACGAGCCATCCGATTCATGATGCGGACCTTTGCGGCCAGCGGATACCACGGCATGTCGGTCAGCCGTTCCTTCACGATGTTCCAGCTACACGCGCCGCAGATCCGGCAGACCACCGTCAGCGTTTTCGAGGACCGTGAGCACGCGCGACACAGGTAAACCTCGTTCATGCGACCACCAGCTCCGGATCTTCGGCAGGCTGTTCACCCGGTAACGCCGCCAGCTTGCGGGCGAGTAACGCCGCCATCACCGGGTCAATACGGCCCCGGCTTTTCGTTTTCGTCGGATAAATGTTGTCCTTCGCGTCCCGCTGCACGCGGGCATTCGAAATGCACCACGTCATGAGCGGGTCGCCGCTGGCGTCCACCAGTCCATCGAGCACATCTGCCTCGAAATCCTTGGCGGGGCCTGTGATTTGTGACAGGTTCTGCGGAATTTCCACCACGCGGAACCCGTCATCTCTCAGATCCTTCACGAGGTTCCCGGCGTTCCATGGGTCCACGCCAATCTGCTGCACGTCGAAGCGGGTGGCGGCATCGTGCACCATGTCCCGCACCACGTCCTGATCGATGCGATTGCCCGGATTCGTGCGAAGGGTTTGGCCGAGCCGGGTGCCCGTCAGCCACGTCTGGTAGGGCACGCGGTCCCGATGGGCTCGGTCTTCGAGCGTGTCCTCCGGTGTCAGGCACCATGGCACCACGCGCCACGACACCCGCTCGTCGGTTGGCGGAAAGACCATCACGACCGCTGTCAGGTCGATTTTGCTCGACATGTCGATGCCAATCCAGCAGGGCTGACCCTGCATGTCGTCCAGCGTCCACACCGATTGCCCGCGCCGCCACCCTTCCAGCGACAACCACGGCGTCAGCGTGTTGACCCAGAAGTTCAGCCGTTTCTGTTTGAACGCGGCGGCAGCGGGCGCCATGTTCCGCGCCTTCGTGGCCAGTGCTCGCAGATCATCCGGCAGCACCGAGACGCCGTAGTTGGGGTTCGCCTTCCGCCATGTGGCTTCTATCCATGGGTCATCATCGAGGTCGGCGTGCGCGATGAACGCGAACAAGGTGTCATCGGTGATCACGCCGTCCAGCACCTTGCAGGCGTAGTCGTGCTGGTCCCCGCAGGGACTGAACGGGTCATTCCCGGCTGTCGTGATCCAGTTGATGATCGGCTGCTCGCGGGCGCCGGTGGCCGTCTCCATCACGTCGATCAGGCCGCGATTCTTCATCGCGTGCGCCTCGTCAATGATGACGACTTGCGGGTTCAGGCCATCGGTGGAGTCTCGGTCGGCGCCCAGCGGTTCCAGTTTGGACGCCGTATCGTCCCGGTGCAGGTTGCCCGTCAGGACCGAGATGCGTGAGCGCAGGCCGCTCGACTGCACCAGCTTGCGGCAGTCATTGAACACGATTTTCGCCTGCTCCCGTTTCGTCGCGATGCAGTACCCCTCGGCACCTGGTTCATGGTCAAAGAAGGAAACGTAGAGCGCGATGATGGCCGCTTCGAGCGACTTGCCATTCTTCCGAGGCACCTCGTTGTATGACGTACGGAAGCGCCGCAGCCCGGTCTTCGTGTGCGTCCACGCGAACAGGGACCCGAGCCGGAAGCACTGATGCGGCTGCAGCTCGATCAGCTGGCCCGCCCACTGCCCTTTGTAGTGCCGGAGATGAGACGCGAAGCGGAAGAAGCGGTCGGCCAGCTCCAGTTGGAAGCGATACGGGAAGGTGCGCGAGCCTTCGCGGTCCCGGTCACGCTGATGGCGGACGCATGCGGCCCGGTGGTACTGGCCTGCTGGAATCTTGCCGCTGACCACCGACGCGGCGTAGCGGTCGATGATGTTCATCAGAAGGCCCCGTGCGGGCCGTTCTCCTGCCCTGTGTGCTGCAACGACGAACCGGCCGGAGTGTTGTCCTCCAGCCGGGAAACGCCCTCTACGAGGGCAGGTGAACGAGGGCTAACTCAGGTGCAAATTAGGTGCACTTGCCCGCCCTGACGAGCCTGTGACCGACTCGGACTGGACACGGGATACCCGCTCCGGCATATCGCAAACACCGCTGTAAACATTGGGCTAAACAGGTCCAACAGGGGCGTTGGTATGCCCCTGTCGGTCTGTTTCGGTATGCGCCCCTGTGGCACTTTCAAGGCCAAAACGTGGGTTCGAATCCCACTGGGGACGCTCGACTTAGCGATTTTCATAATCCCCGCAGGTGCAAATTAGGTGCACCCTTCAAGCCCGCTTCCGCTGTGACGGCACCTGCACCGGCTGCACCTGCACCTGCGGGCGCCGCTTCTGCTTCTTTGCTTCCTTCATGACGGCCTCGTAGTGCTTGCGTCCCGCCTGCACGGCCTGCTGCAGACTCTTGCGGGTGGCGTGACCGTAGATGTCCAGCATGCGCCGGCTCGTCCAGCCGCCCATTACCTGCAGCGTCGAGGCATCGGTGCCCATCTCCTGCTGGTTCGTGGTGCCGGTGTGCCGGAGCGCATGATTCGAAATCCCCGGCAGGCCCTGTGCCCGGAAGTAGCGCGTGTTGAAGACGGACACGTTGGCCGGGTTGATCCAGCTGTTCACCCATGCATTCTTGCGGGGCGTCGTCAGTTTACGCGGCTGATGCGGGAACAGATACACCTGTTCGGGCGTCGTCAGCTGCTGGCGTAGTTCCTTCATCAGGGCCGCATCCACCGGCACCTGATCGCGCCGTCCGCCCTTGCGCCGGACGGTGATGTAGGGCTCCGGCGCGTGTGCCGGGCTCAGGTCCTTCCGCTGCAGGCGACAGACTTCACTCAGGCGGCAGAGCGCCAACAGCGTGACCCGG